GAGTAGCAGCCCTAGCAGACTTGCTTGGGTTATTTTACATTGCTCAAACAGGTATCGTAGCAGCTTACATGGGGGCTACAGCTTATATGGCAGGTAAGCCAATGGGCAACAAGATAGCAATGAAGAAGGATATGAGATAATGGCATTACCACTTTTAGTATCGGTTGGAGGTGTTCTAATTAGAACTACAGCCAAACAACTTCCTAAACTACTAAGAAGATTTAAAGGGGCAAAGCCTATTGAAAATCCTAGTCAATCTCAAATAATGCAAGCAGGTAGACTAAATAAAAACTACACTAACTTCAGTAAGAAAAGCCAGAAGATTTTGGGAAAAGCAGACACTGCCAATCCATCCTTTCTTCAAAGAATTACAGGTAGAGGTAGAACTCCAACACAAAAAGACATGAAGCCTGATCCTGCTTCAACTACAGGAGAAGCTAAACGTGCAGCGACAATTAACAAAGCATTAGGTGCTATCGGAGCTACAGCAGTTGTTGGTGGATCAGGTGTTTTAGCCTACACTAAAAGTAAAGCTAGTGATACAGAGGCTGTTAAAAATAGTAGAGAAAGAATTAAAACTTTAGAAGCAGATTTAAAAAAGTCTGAATCGGAAAAGAAAGCAGCACAGACATCAGCAGCTATTGAAAGAGAAATTAGAAAAATAATGACTGCAGAATCTAAAGTAAAACCTAGACCTAGACCAGAAGAACGTAGTGGCAATTCAAGAGGTGGTCTAACTAAGATAGGACACACAGATTACAGAAAGACAGGATTATTCAAATGAGTTTTAGATTAAGCCAGAGATCTCTAGATAGACTAGAGGGTGTCCACCCAGATATGACAGCAGTAGTTGAACGAGCTATTCAACTGACAGACACAGACTTTGGAGTGACGCAGGGTGTCAGAACCTTAGATGAGCAAAAGGCTAACGTAGCTGCAGGAAGATCACAGACCATGAAGTCTAAGCACTTAATTCAACAAACTGGTTTTAGTCACGCAGTAGATGTAGTAGCCTATGTTGGTTCTGATGTTTCTTGGGAACTAAACTTGTACGACAATATTTGTGACGCATTTAAAAAGGCTGCAGAAGAAGTAGGTTGCAGTGTCAAATGGGGAGCAGCTTGGAGTGAAGGAGATATAAGATCTTACCCAGGCAGCGCAGAAGATGCTATGATGGCATACGTAGACTTAAGACGCAGCCAGGGGCGTAGACCCTTTATCGATGCTCCCCACTTTGAGTTGATGTAATGCGATGGCTAATCCTAACTTTATTCTTATCTGGTTGTGGTTTGAGTACTCTTCTGTCGCTAGGAGGATCAGACGGACCTACAGTAAATTCTAACGCACAGGTAGGTGCTGAGAACAGACAAGCTGTAATGAGTGTTGAACAAAACACTACTGCAGGAAGAGATGTAATCAAAAAAGAAGTAGAGACAGGAACTGTGGAAAACTTAGACATCATCAACACCAACATACCTCCTTGGGTTATTCTGTTACTAATTTTAGGTTGGCTCTTGCCAACACCAACAGAAATGATTAGAGGTGTAACAGATTTTGTTTTGAGACTGTTCGGAAGAAGAGATAATCCGAAGTACGACAGGTACAAGTAAATGGCTATACCTGAGCGTGTCAAAAACAAAATGAAAGATGTTGGCCTCAAAGGTGTCAACAAACCGCAAAGGTTAAATGATAGTAGTGATAAATCACATCATGTGATGGCATCTGAAGGAGGCAAGTACAAGTACATAAAGTTCGGGCAGAAAGGTGTAAAGACAAACCAGACTGCAGGACAACGTAAAGCTTTTAAATCAAGACACGCAAAGAACATTTCAAAAGGTAAAATGTCAGCAGCGTATTGGGCAGACAAAGTTAAATGGAGTGCTTCTAAAACAAAATCTCCTTCTAAGAAATGGGTTAAAGGATCATAAGATGATGAACAAAAAAGAAATAATTATTTTTGCGGCATGGGTAGGTTTAGCTACTGCAATGGCAGCTACAACAACTTATGCCAAAGATTTCTCAGTAGCAGGTCAGACTGTCTCGTTTGGAGCAGCATCTGATTTAAACTACACAACTGGTTCAGAAGACTGGGAATGGGAAATGACACCATCAGCAGGTTTGTCTGCTATGGGTATTGGCCTAACTATGTCTACTGACATTGATATGCTGACTCTTGACGAAGGAGATATCTTTCAAGGTCTAGACTTTACAGCAGACTACACAGTTCCAAGCACAAACATTAGCTTGTACACTGAAGTATCTACAGATGCTGACCTAGAATTTGGTGACGTAACTGTAGGGGCTACAGTCAGCTTCTAATGTGGATAGCATTTATGCTCCTCTGTACTGGACCTTCTGCGTTAACTTGCGAGGTCATGGCTAAAACAGAATCAACGTTTGTTACAGAGGAAGCATGTATTCAAGAGGCATTAGTAGTAGCCAGATATTTTCAGAGCCAGGGGTATCTAGCAATACCAGAATGTAAAAAAATTAAGGTAGGATTAGGTGTGTAATGTCTACAGTAGAAAAAGTATCAGGGGGCTATCGTTACGGTAAAACTGGAAAAGTTTACAAAAGACGTATCGATGCTGTAAAAGCAGGTGAAAAAGCCAAAGCTAAAAAAAGCAGCACAGGTCACTCTAAAGGTGGGATGACAAAGAAGAAGACCACTGGTATGTCTACAGGTGGATCTACTAGTAAAGTTAACGAGTCAGGTAATTATACTCAGCCCACAAAAAGAGAAAATATGTTTAAAAGAATAAAAGCAGGAGGTAAAGGCGGTAAGCCTGGTCAGTGGTCTGCTCGTAAAGCTCAGATGTTAGCCAAGCAGTATAAAGCTGCAGGAGGAGGATATAAATCATGAAAAGATATTTAAAAAGATTGTGGTGTGCAATTATCAATCGTAAGTGTCACCCAGAATGTGACTGCTGTTAAGAAATGAAAGCACCTCAGAAATCGTTGAAGGATTGGGGGAAACAGAAGTGGAGAACTTCTGATGGATCTCCCTCTAAGGGTAAGAAGAGGTACTTGCCCGACAAGGCTTGGAAAGCTTTAAGTCCTGGAGAAAAGGCTGCTACTAACAAAGCCAAGGCTGCAGGAAATAAAAAAGGAAAGCAGTTTGTTGCACAGCCTAAAAAAGTAGCAAAGAAAGTTAAACCATATAGAGCTAGTAAGGGAGGTCTAGCTAGAAAGAAAAAATAGAATGCCATTTCTTACTAGCAGCATCCCATACTTCAAAGCATGGGTACGAAGAGAATACACAAAGAACCTAGAGGAATACGAGGGTGAGTTCTTACACGCAATGGTCATAGGTGTGACCACCATGCCAAATAGAACCCTGAGTTTCCAAGTTATATTTACAGGTTGCGAGTCAGACTTTGATGACTCAGAGAATATACATGGTGGTGCAATGTGGGCAAGGATGCCTCTTACAGCACTCGTGGCAGATACCCCCCTTGAGGCTTGGCCTACACAGCTACCACCATACTTAGCACAACCCTGGGATTGTATGTCTCATACACACTCAGTATACAAATTAGAAAGAGCTTCACCTGCTCCCTGGATAGCAAAGGTTGATGGTGAGTTCTATCCTGCAAAGTATTACTTCACTGTAGACTACACAGACAACGAAGTAGCAGACGATCCTGCTCAACATAAACAGTCTCATGTCTTAGAGTTGTTAGACGCAGGAGAATACACAGGTAACATTGTTGCGTTGCCCAATAATAGAGTGAGAGTAACTCACCCTGCTTGGTTTGAAACTGGACAAGGTGCTCCAGACTTTAAACCTAATCAGCACATATATAACTCAAAAGAAGACGTAGACTATGTATGGGATACGCAACGAGTCTTTAACAATTTGTATAGTGAGGAAGAACAATGAAAAAGATAAAGAAAAAAGGTTACTCTAAAGGTGGAGCTAACATGAAGAAAAAAGGCTACGCAATGGGTGGAGCCAATATGAAAAAGAAGGGCTACTCTAAGGGTGGTGCTAACATGAAGAAAAAGGGTTATGCAGCAGGTGGCTTGAAAGCTCCTGGCTCAGGTAACACAGGTCTTAAGAAACTACCTAAAGAAGTTCGTAACAACATGGGTTACATGAACAAGGGTGGAATGCCTAAAAAGAAAAAAGGTTATGCCAAGGGTGGCATGAATGACATGCGTAAGACAGGGATGTTTTATGGTGGCATGACTAAAAAGGGTAAGAAATGAAAATAGAAGATAACAAAGTAATAGATCAGTATGGTGCTGTTCTAGCTGAGTATATTCGTGGGGAGTGGCATACTAAAGACCCTGCAGTTTTAGAGTTTGTTATGAGTGAGGATAAACCTGAAAAGAAAAGAGTTCGTGCCAGAGATGAGAAGGGTAGGCTTAAAGCTGATGATCCTTCTACTCCTAATATTAACGAAGCTTGGATGCCAGAAGCATAACAGGGTTGCAAATTTGTCACTAGTATAGTATAACTACTAACATATAACTATCCTTGCCTAGTTAGGGCTAACACAACAAAAGGGTAGTTACATGTTTAAAAGAATGTTCAACAGAATAGTAGAAGCAAGAACAGAGTCAGCAAGACGTAAGATTGCACGTATACAACTTAACAGAATGACTGACAGAGAACTAAAAGATTTAGGTATCGGTAGGCACGATATAGAAAGAGCTATACTCTACGGTAAATCTATCTGAAAGAAACAAATAATTTTATTGATGATAGTAGGAGTACTTTGGGAGGAGGCTCGTGGACCCAGTAACAATAATTTCAGGGGCTTCTATAGCCTTCAACGCCTTGAAGAAAGGTTTTCAGGTGGGAAAGGATCTCAATGATATGAGTTCCCAACTGACGCAGTGGGCAGGTCATATGGCTGATTTAGGTCAGGCTGAGAAACAAAATAAGAACCCTCCCTGGTGGAAAGCTCTAAATGGACAGTCGATAGAAAGTGAAGCCTTGGCTATTTTCACTGCGAAGAAAAAAGCAGAATCCATGCGTCAGGAGCTAAAAGACTGGATTAGTTTTAGCATGGGGCCATCAGCCTGGGATGAGCTTGTAGCCACTGAGGGTAGAATTAGAAAACAAAAAAGAGATCAAGAGTATCGTAAAGCAGAAATACAAGAAGCAATAGTAACCTGGGGTATTACAGGTATTCTTCTTGTATCAGCAATTGGTATTCTTGTCCTCGTAGCATATATGGTGAAGAATGGCTAGACAACTTACAGAAAAACAACAAAAGTTTCTTGATGTCCTTTTTGAGGAAGCAAAGGGTGATCCTGTTCAGGCTAAGAAACTAGCAGGTTATGCTGATGCTGTATCATCAACAAGTATTGTTAATGTGTTGACAGATGAGATTGCAGACCTTACAAAGAAGTTTATAGCACAATCTTCAACTAAGGCTGCGTACACTATGTTTTCTGTTATGGCTGATCCTACTGATCTAGGTGTAAAAGAAAAGATGTTAGCAGCTAAAGATATTTTAGATCGTGCAGGTTTTACTAAAACAGATAAGGTAGAAGTAAAAGCTACAGAGCCTTTATTTATTTTACCTGCGAAAGAAGATGAGTAAAAGAGCTTCAAAGGCATTACATCCAACTAACATTGATTGGCACATACCTTTAAGAGGAGAACAAGGGGAATGGTATCCTTTAATAAGGGTGGGGAGACACGTACCCTTTGGGTACAAACAAGACGAAAAAGATGAAATGCTTTTAGTACCAATTCCTGAAGAACTTGAATTATTAGAAAAAGCTAAGTTGTTCTTAAAAGATTATAGTCTAAGGCAAGTAGCTAAGTGGTTATCAGATAATTCTGGTAGGTATATTTCTCATGTAGGACTTGACAAACGTGTCAGAATGGAAGAAAAAAGAAGAAGAGCATCTTCAAACTATCGACAGTATGCCAAAAAATATAAAGAGGCGGCAAGGAAGTCGAAGAAGATTGAAGAAAAAAGAGTTGGTGGTAGAAACACCAGAAGTCTTGACCCAGATGAGGACTACATCAAACTCGAAAGAGGGGAGTGCTGTCCCTTCTGTGGTCAAACAAGAAGTAATATTTCAACCTAACCCAGGTCCACAGACTAGGTTTTTAGCTGCGACAGAACAAGAAGTACTATATGGAGGAGCAGCAGGGGGTGGAAAGAGCTATAGCTTAGTTGCTGATCCAGTTAGATATTTTAGTAATCCACATGCACGAATGCTTCTTGTACGTAGATCAACAGAAGAACTCAGAGAACTCATATCAGTAAGCAAGCAACTTTATCCACAGGCTGTTCCTGGTATAAGGTTCATGGAAAGAGATAAGACTTGGGTAGCCCCTAATGGTGCAACTCTCTGGATGTCATACCTCGACAGAGATGATGACGTTATGAGATACCAAGGACAAGCTTTTAACTGGATAGGGTTTGACGAATTAACTCAGTGGCCTTCAAGTTATGCCTGGTCATACATGCGTTCAAGGTTACGTAGCACAAAAGCCAGTGGTCTACCTCTTTACATGAGGGCAACGAGTAACCCAGGAGGACCAGGGCATCAGTGGGTAAAACGACACTTTATAGACCCTAACACTCCAGATCAATCTTTTTGGGCTACTGATGAAAATGGTGAAGTAATCTGTTGGCCTAAAGGACACACAAGAGAGGGTGAACCTTTATTTAAAAGAAAGTTTATTCCTGCTACGTTATTTGATAATCCCTATCTATCTGAAGATGGGATGTAC